TAAGTACTACAACAACGGAAAGATTAAGATTGGATCTGAGCATTACCTTAATCCGCTAAGGAAAAAATACATTGAAGAAGATCACGATATGCTGGAGATTCAGAAGTATTTAATTCATGACCCATCTATTCTTAATCGGCAGTATTGGACTCAAAAAATTTTATTGATTATTAGTTGTTTTGTTTTATTAGTTGTTTGTTTGAAGGGGATGAAATGAGTGCAAACGATACACAGGTTGGTGGCAACCATTACGCCAATCAAGAAATACAGACTTGGGACTATATTGCGGCCAATGAAATTGGGTATTTTGAAGGGAATGTCATTAAGTATGTATCAAGGTGGAAGCAAAAAGGTGGGATAGAGGATTTACGGAAAGCACAGCACTACCTTAGTAAGTTGATTGAACTAAATATAAAGGAATAGCATGGAAACATCACAGGAATTAACTTTAAAGTTTATGTTGGCATTGGCATCAAACCCAGCATACACAAACCCAGACGAAGACTGGGAAACGGATGCTTTTAATATTTACACAATGGCACAAACATTAACTCACCTCTATTTAGGGAAGGTAGCATGAGCGTATATAAAAAATTACAACAAGCTAGGATAGCTTTACAAGGAAAGAAACTAACCAAGTCGGGTAAGAACAAGTTTGCTGGCTACGAATACTTCGAGCTGGGAGACTTTCTACCTACGATCCAAACAATCTGTAATGACATAGGACTTTGCGGTGTGGTGTCGTTTAACCATGAGATGGCGTTCCTACAGATTAACGATGTAGAGGATGGCACATCCATTATGTTTACCTCGCCAATGTCCTCTGCTGCCCTTAAAGGTTGCCATGATGTGCAGAACTTAGGTGCGGTGCAGACCTATCTTCGTAGGTACTTATGGACTAACGCCTTTGAGATTGTGGAGCATGACGCTCTGGACGCTACCTTGGGAAAGGATGAGCCACCCAAAAAGATAGAAGCCAAGGTTGAAAAGATCGAGCCAAAGATTGAGAAACCAAAGCCAACCAACGGCCCATGGCAAATCTCCTTGGCAGACAACGAGGATATCGGTGCGTGGATGGATACCCTTGGAGCTGGGTGCGATGCCCTTCTGTCTTTAACTACTAGCGTGGACGATGTGGCAACAATCTTCAAGACCAATCGCTCTGTCTTTGACAAGGCAAAGGCATTGGATGAGGTCGGCTATTCAAAGCTCATGGAAAAGTTTTCAGCAACCAAAAAATCATTAACAAAGGCATAACATGGAATATTTAAATACTGGTGGTTTATTTGTATCAACAATTCGTACGACAGAAAAGTCTCCCGATTACTTTGGCAGTATCAAAGTGGATCGCTCTTATCTAAAGTTTCTTATGGAACAGCACGATGAGGATGGCGTTGAAATTAAGTTGGGTGGCTGGAAAAAGCAATCTCCCAAAACTGGCACTAAGTTTATTTCTCTATCAGTCGATACCTATGTCAAGAAAGACGAAGCCAAGCCAGTTACCAACGATAAGGACGAGTGGGAAATCTAATGGAAACCAGTCAATTTGAAGCTAAAAAAATAGCCTTGAAGCAGACAAAGGATGGTCATGTGTTGAATCTGGCTATCCATCCAGACGAGATCCCCGATGAGATCCTTCGGGACTTTGTGGGTGCTAGGTATATGGTGGTGATGGTGCGCCTAGCAGATACCGAAGTTCCCATGGTTCGGTCTGAGGAATACGCTGGTGCCAGGCTAGTCAAACAGGCTGGAATGATATGCCGGGAGCATAAGTTTTGGGATTTCTTACACGACCAAGGATATATTTTTGATCGTAAAGAAACAGTGGCAGTAGATTGGCTATGTAGTTACCTCAATGTTGCGTCCAGAGCTGAACTCAAGACAAATGAAAAGGCGCAATATCTTTTTGAACAAATAAATGCAGAGTATAAAAAATGGAAAAATTAGTCCCCTATTCACTTTATCTTCCAGAAGCACAAATTAAAAAGCTGAAGTCTATGGCAAAAAACCGTAAGGCGTCTAGCTTTATTCGAGATGCCTTGATTATGGCGTTGGATAAAACTGATGAGTATTCCAGCGGTTATAACAAAGGTCTTAAGGATGCTTGTGCAATTATTAAAGAAAACCACGAGGCTAGTTTCATTGCCGTCCGTGGAAAATCTTTAAATGACATTCTTGTTAAACAGATTGAAATATTGAGGCACGAACCAAAATGCCAAAAATGAATCAAGAAACCGTATTGGATTTAGTACGTGAAATAGAGAAATTGATGATTGAGGAGCAGGCTGAATATGTCAATGCTTTTGCGGCTTCCTTGTATGTTGCCTGCGTTTCGGCTAACAATCTAGGAATGGCTAAAGAAACATTTTTGGCTAACTGTGAAACATTATTTGATAGTGATAAAAAAGAACAAATGAAGGAACTTCAATGAACGACCAAGACAGAAGAGATTGTTTTGCCTTTATGTTAACCGTTGGTTTTGCCATGAAGGGAGAGATAAACCCCAAAGCAATATGGGAGATGGCAGATATGCTTGTCGAAGCCCGTAATGCACCCCCAGAGGAGGGGATTGTTGCCATTAAAAGGAAAACTAAGAAATGAAAGAACCAATTCCATTTGCTGGATATGTCGAGATTGATGAAGACACAAAGAAGTATTGCTCCTCTTGCATGAACTATAAGTCTTTTGAACTAGGCAAGATTGTCCAGACCGCTAATAGAAATATTAAACGTTTTAAATGTTTTGATTGTTTGGCAAAAGCCAGTGTTCGCAGATACGCCAAGGAGAACGCATGAACCCTACATACATTAGTAAATCGATAGATGGCATGATGGCCAAGTCCTACGATTGTTTTCCTATCGGACCAAAGGCATCTTCCAAACAAGCATGGCTAGAAGATAAAGACTTGTATTTTGGGGATATAAGTGGAATGGAACGAATCCTAACCCCAGTCATTCTTGATACCGATATGCATAAAAAGATATATCTCATGGATGCCATCACTGGGACTCTTTATAAGATTCAAGGCGGTAAGTGCATGAGTTCTGACCAACTTCATCTAAAACGATTCAGACAGAACAATAACCTAGCCAACATACTTATGAAGGTAAAGGGTGAGCAATTAAGTGGGGTGGAATCATGAGAGAGCCAACACAACGATTCTGGGATGCCATGCTTATTAAATCGTGGCAAAACTTTGATACTTGCTACAAACTGAATATATGGGCAATGGAAGAATTTGGTAAGTTCCCTCAAGATTTAGAATTAAAGCGAGTGCAAAATTGTTTTGGCAATAGAGGTCAAGGAGTACGTGTTTGGGCGGCTCAATATATGCCAGCTTTAAGTGAACGTTTATTTGCTCTCCCTAAAGAACGTCACTTAGAAGTATTAGATTGGCTTGCTGAAAGCAAAGTTGACTCTTTATCCGCTAAGGGTTCAAAAACACGTAAATATTATAGCGAAGCTAGAACTGCAATGAAAGCCGCAGAAAGAAAAGCAACACAAAAAACTTGGTCAGACAATTTAGAGAAAAATCTTAACCGTAATAACCGATGGACAGTTGTTAAATGAGAAAAGTGAGCATACGAACAGTTGAAAATACTATTGGGCTGGCACGTAGTGTTGCTAATGGAACAACCAAATTTCCTTTTATGGGTTATTGCGCAGACCTGATGGAAAAGATGTTAGAAGAGATTAAACAAGCAAGAAAGGCACAAGAGAAATGAACAATGAACCAGTAGCGTGGACTGCTTGCTTGGATTGTGGCAAAAGGGTTACAGGTGATTCTATTCACACTTGTTCACCACAGTTAAAGACACTAACAGATGAGGAAATAAACAATTATTTAGAAGTCGTAAACATAGATTCCATGACTAGAATGGAAAGAGAGTTTTGGGAATGGGTAGAGGAGAATGTCACTCCTTGGCCTTATCCTAAAAAAATACTAATAAACTACTGGATTGTGTGGCAAGCCTCTTGGCATAAGTCCAGTGAGAAAGTTGAGGTTGACGATGGAAGATGTTAATAAAGAATATAGCCAATATGACGCTACCCACGCTGAAATTGCCAAGGAAATGGGCAAAAGCCGTTCTACTGTATCTTTGATTGAGAAAGAGGCAATAGAAAAACTACGAAAAG